AACCGGCGTGTCACCAACAAAAGCGACGGCACCCACTTCTTTGGCAAGTACCCGGATATCCCGGCCAGGCCGGCTCACCCGTGGCTGCGCCCATCTATCCAGGTCAACCGGGAGTTTGTCATGGCTGACATCAGGGCCGCCGTGAGCCGCACGTTGCGCAAGGCAAGTCAGGGGGTAGGTAATGGCTGATCCATCACTGGCCCTGCAGGAGGCGATCTTCGCCAGACTTCAGGCCGAAGTCAGCTGTCCGATCTACGACGGCGCGCCGCTGAACGCCGACATGCCGTATGTCTCAATCGATCGGGAGGTATCAGTCAACAGCAGCCCGATCTCGGGCCGCAAGCGCGAAACTCGCCTGCTCTACCTGTCGGTCTGGTCGGACGCTGTGGGCCAGGCCGAGGTAAAGCGCATCAACGGCGAAGTCATTGCTGCGCTGGACGAGCGCCGCCTGCCGCTAGAAGTGGGGCGTGCCGTTTCCGTACGAGTCGAGCAGGCCGACGCCCAGCGTGATGCCGATGGCATCACTTACCAGGGTTCTATCACCGTCCGCGTGATCACCACCCACTGAACCACATACCGGCCGCGCCGCGGCTTTTATCCAATGTGCCTTTGGAGGAACACCCATGGCCGACGACAACCTCAATACAGCCGCCGGCTGCCGCTTCTTCATCGGCGGCAAGACTGGCGCAGACACCGAAACCGAGTACAAGGCCGACACATACGTCGAAGTGGGCGAGATCGAGGACTTGGGCGAGTTCGGCGACACCTTCAGCAGCGTGAACTTCACCTCGCTGAAAGACGGCCGCGTGCGGAAGTACAAGGGCACTGCCGACGCTGGTGACCTGACGCTGACCGTAGGCCTGGACAATGGCGATGCTGGCCAGAAGGCGGTCAAGACGGCGCACAAGGATCGCAGCAAGGGCGATTACAACATCAAGATCACCCTCAACGACGGCGACCCGGATGCCTCCCCGGCGATCAGCCCGACCACGTTCTACATGCGCGGGAAGGTGATGAACAACACCGTGGCGCCTGGCGCTGCTGACAACGTGGTCCGTCGCAACGTTACCATCGGCATCAACTCGGATATCCTCGAGCTGCTGCCGGCGCCGGTCACCCCATAACACCCGGGGCTTCGGCCCCGGCAACACAGGACTTGATCCATGAACAATACGTTGCACGGTACCGTCACCGTGAAACTGGGTGACGAAGAGTTCACCCTCCAGCCCACCCTCAAGGCTGTTCGCGCAATCGAGAGCCGCTTTGGAGGCCTGCGCGGGGCATCGCAGACGATCAATGCCCTGAGCGTGGAGGGCTGCGCGATTATCCTCGCCGCTGGTGCCGGCCTGGAGGGGAAGTCGGCTGAGGCTTTGACCGAGAAGGTTTGGCAGGCCGGGGTGCTGGAGGTTTCGACGCAGCTAAACGCGTACATCGTGGCGCTCTATAACCCTCGCGGCGTCGAAAAGGGAAAGGATCAAGCCGGGACGGCGTGAGCGCCGTTGAGGACGGAAGTTACGTCGACCGGCTGTTCTCGATCGCGACAGGCTGGCTTGGATGGTCACCCGACACTGCGTGGCGCACTCCATTGCCTGAGCTGTTCATGGCGATGGATGCCAGGGTTGAGTGGGCGCAAATGACGAACCCCTTTGGCGCTGGCAAGTCGGTCGGGCAGCCGGAGAAGCCTAAACCTACTACTGTGGCAGATAAGCTGCGGCAGGTATTAACGGGCAGAAAGGCTGCTTGAGTTGGTAGCGGGAGTTATCCTATACCCCGATTTGAATTGGGGATGGATCCATGCAGCTACTTATCCTACTAGCGCTTCTAGTAATCATCGTCCTGATCGCTCCCTGGATGTTGGGGGTAATCGCGACTGTCGTGGTAGCCGGAGGGGCGGCTTTTTTTATCTTTTGTCTCGGAGCTGCCATCGTTCTCGTTATCGCAGCTCTTATGCTGCGATACCTGAATGACCCGGTAAAGCAACAAGAGCGCCTCGAAAAGAGAGCCAGAAAAGTTGCCGATGCCGCGAACCGAGCCAATAGAAGGCCCGATTGATATGCGAATTCAATGTTCTTGAGCCCGGCGATGCCGGGTTTTTTATTGCCTGGAGATCGGCATGGCAGATTCAGACATCCAGGGGATGCTGGTCCGTATTGAAGCGACCACTGCTCAGCTTCGCTCTGAAATCGCGAGAGCTGAGTCCACTGTTGCCCAAGGTGCCACGGCGATAGACCGCGGCCTTGCTCGAATTGACGAGAGCTTTGATCGGGCGGGGGAGAGCGCCCAGAGTGCAGGCGCACTGATCAAGAATGCTCTTGCCGTGGCGGTGGGCGCTGCCTCAGTTCGTTCCATTATCGATGTCGCCGACTCCTACTCACAGATGTCGGATCGAATGGGGCTCGCGACCTCCAGCGTTAACGAATACAACCTGGTGCAGGACAGGTTGCTAGATACGGCCAAGCGCACTTATCGCCCCCTGAATGAAGCCCAAGAGCTGTACATCCGGACGGCAGACAGCCTCAAGTCCATGGGGTACAACACCAGCGAAGCGCTGGATGTGATGGACAGTTTCAGCTTCCTGCTTGTGACAAACTCGGCCAGCACTGACAAAGCAGCCTCTGCGATCGATGCATATTCCAAAGCGCTGCAGACCGGTAAGGTCGAGGCAGATGGTTGGCAGTCGATCCTAGCGGCGATGCCGACCATCGTAGACACCCTAGCCAAAGCGACCGGCAAGAGTGCTGAGGAGATCCGCTCTCTCGGTGCAGTAGGCCAGCTCAGTCTGGATGTCCTCACCGAGGGCTTGCAGAAGTCGGCACAGGCAAACGGTGAACTGGCCGACAGCATGGGCGTAGCGGTTCGTGATGCACTGCAGAATTTAAGCAACGCTTTCTCCGTCTACATTGGTCGCCTGAATGAGACCACTGACGGAACGGGGGTTCTGGCCCAGGGCATCAGTGTCATCGGAGATAACTTCGAATCGCTTGCCAACGTCGCTGGTGTTGTAGCTGTGGGGGCGCTTGCGGGGTACGCCCGAAGTCTGGCGGGCAGTGCCGCAGCGTCACTTGCGGCGACTAGGAGCGCTATCTCGGACGCCATCGCACGGAAGGCCCAGGCGACCGCTGTGTTTCTTGCTGCGCAGGCTGAGCAGCAGAAGGCTCAGACAGCTGTGTTTCTGGCCGAAAAAGAGGCCATTGCTGCTCGCGGCACTGCTGTGCAAACCCAGATGTCGCTGCAACTCGCTGAGGCGCGGATGCTCGAAACCCGAGCAACGAACGCTGTCGCTGCTGCGCAAGCGACGGTTAGCCGGGCCTCTCTTGGAGTCATGGGCGTGCTCGGTGGCCCTGCGGGTATCGCCGCCCTGGCCATTGGTGCGGCAACAGCTTTCCTCACGCTGCGGGACAATACGAGTGTCCTTGAGCAGAAGCTTGGCGATCTCAACGATCCAATAGATAAGCTGGTCGAGCGCTTCAACAAGCTGAACCGGGCCACCCAATCAGTCACACTTCGCGAGCTCAAGGCCTCGATTGAGGACGCCGAAAGCGAGCTGACGACTGCCGCCGGGTCCATTGCGTTCGAGTTCCAGAGCAGCCTAACTAATGCCGGGCTGGCTGGCGCTGCTGGATTTATGGGAGGAATCGCGCCTCTTCCTGCCGAGTTCCAAGCAGCAATGGAAATCGTGAAGAAGGCATCAGCTGATCAGGCTGATGGTATGGCTGTTGACTGGAAGGAGGTAGCTGATCGAATCAGGGAGGTGCCAGGTGTCACCTCTGAAATGGCTGATGCGCTTGAGGAAAGTGGTGGGGCAGCAACTGAGAAGGCTGAGGTAATCAACCGGCTCAAGGAGGCCATGGCTGAGCTGACGGGTGAAACTGACGCCAATACGAAAGCAGAAAGGCAGAACGCGGCGGCCAGGGCGACCGCCGCCCAAGAAACCCAGAAGTACCTTGATCAACAGCTTAAACAGCTAGCCTCAGCACAGGACAAGACCAACACCGATGCTGCCAAGCGCTACATCGCTGAAAGAACCGACCTTACGGAAGGTGAAAAGGCTGCGATCCTTTCAGTTGCGGCGGCACGAGATGCCCAGAAGAAAGCCGACGACGACGCCACCAACGCGCGCCGAAAGGGATCGTCTGAGGCAGAGCAGTCCGCCAAGAAACGGCTGAAGGAATTCGAGTCCGCCGAGGAAGGCTACAAGCGGCAAATTCAGCTGATCAACACCACCGGCGACAAGCAGAAAGACGCCACAGAGGTAGCGAAGCTGTCCTTCGAGCTGCAGGAAGGCAAACTGGGCAACCTGTCTCAGGCCCAGCAGAAGCACTTGCTCGGTTTGGCCGCCGAGCTGGACTCCCTGAACAAAATCAAGAAGGCCAATGAGGACGCCCTGAAGCTCAGCGCGTTCAAGGCGGCCCAGGCCACGGGCACTCAAACCGCAATCAATGGCTACGATCAAGAGCTCGCTGGCATTGGTCGAGGAGACAAGGCCCGCGATCGAATGCGGGCTGACCTCGCGTTGCGTCAGAAGTACGTTGAAGATCTCAATGAGCTGAACGAGCAGCGCAACACCGGGCAGATCAGCCCGGAGCTGTACCAGCAGGAAACGCAGGTGCTCACCGACGAACTCAACAAGCGTCTGGCGGCCCAGCAGAACTACTTCCAGCAGGTCGATGAAGCGCAGTCGAACTGGTCGAATGGGGCTACTTCTGCCCTAGAGAACTACCTGGACAGCGCCGCCGATGTTGCCGGCCAGACCCAAGACCTGTTTACCAACGCCTTCAGCAATCTGGAAGACGGGATCGTCCAGTTCATCAAGACGGGCAAAGCTTCGTTCAAGGACTTCGCGGATTCAATCATCGAGGACCTAATCCGCATCCAGGTGCGCCAGGCCGCCGCCGGATTCCTCGGTTCCGCCTTCAACTTCCTCGGGGGAGGCAGCTCGGCGCTGGGGCAGGGAACCATGACAGGTTTCAGCGAGGTCATTCGCAATGCCAAGGGCGGCGTTTACGACTCTCCTAGCCTGTCTGCCTTCTCCGGCGGTGTGTACGACAGCCCGCAAATGTTTGCTTTCGCCAAGGGGGCGGGGGTTTTCGCCGAGGCCGGCCCTGAAGCAATTCTGCCGCTTCATCGGGGGCCGGATGGTTCGCTTGGGGTCATGGCCGCCGGGGCTGGAGGTGGTGGCGGGGAGTCGTCGATCACCTTCGGCGGAGTCACCCAACACATTCAGGTTGGCGGGCAAGCCAATGCCGCCACCATCGCCGATGTTCGACGAGCTGCTGAGCAGGGCGCGCGGGATGGCTACGAGCTGATGCTGCGAGACTTCAAGACCAACGGTGCCGGGCGGCAGATGCTGCAACGGCGGTAACTATATCCGGCCCGCTTCGGCGGGCTTTCTTTTGGGAGTGACCCAATGGCGGAGCCATGGCCCGAGGACCTGGAGCCCACTGAGGTCACCTGGGGCGTCGTCTACAACAACCGAGGGTTCACCTCCTCGCTGTCGAATGCCCAGCAGGTTGTGGCTCAGCCGGGCGCCTATTGGAAGTGCTCAATGACCTTCGGCGTCTTGTACGACGAAGACGAGCGCGAGTTGACCTCGTTGCTGGGCCGCCTGCAGGGCATGTTCGGCACGGTGAACATTCCGTATCTCACCCGACCGCGTACGGACAACATTGGCGCTCCGGTTGTTGCCGTGGCCAATGCCCAGGCCAGCATCATGCAACTGCAGGGCTTGCTGGCCAGCCGTCCGGTGTTCAGCCGTGGAGATCTCATCACCATCAAGGGCGAAATGTTCGAAGTCGTCGAGCGGGCCACGTCCGACGCCACCGGCAAGGCCCTGGTCTCGGTGAACAAGCGTATCCGCAAGGTGATCCCGGCCGGCAGCGTGGTCGAGTACAAGAACCCATATTGCGAGATGCGGCGCATGGACGACACCAATGAATGGACCACCCAGCCGGTGGTCTCGAACTCGACCCTGCAATTCCGCGAGGCATTCTGATGGCCACGAGTGTTTTTCCATTCAGCCAGACAGTTGTCGACATCATCGCCCAAGGCAACTTCATGGCGGTTTATGCCTGCCAGCTGGACTTCCCCGACGGCATGGTCTTCGCGCACACCGGAACCGGTGACCTGGTGATCGACGGCATCACCTACCAGGGGGTTGGCAGTTTCGGGTCGGTTGGCCAGTCGCAGGAAAGCAGCAACTCGGGGTCGCCCATGTCCGTAGAGCTGACCCTCAACGGCCTGGACGCCCAGATCATCACCGAGACTTCGCTCAAGGGGTGCCGGGGGCGCAACGGCAAGCTGATGTTCGTGGTGTTCGATCGGGACGGTACCTATGCCGCCGACATCCTGTTCAGCGGGCGCATGGATGCCGCCAAGTTCTCCTACGCGGGCAACGGCGAGGAGGGCAACAGCATCACTGTCCCGCTCATCGATCGTATGGCCGAGTGGAACAGGACCGGTACCGAGCGCTGGACCGATGAGAACCACCGGGCGCGCCGACAGGACGACCGCTTCTTCTTCGCCATCGCGCAGATCGCCGACTGGCCTATCTACTGGGGCGCCTCCAAGGATGCTCCGAAGTTCACCTACGAGACATAGCCATGCGAAAGCGCGATTGGACGACACAGCTTGCCAACACGATCAAGGCCGCCACCGAGCGGCCTTTTTCATGGGGCGAATTTGACTGCTGCCTGTTCGCCGCCGACTGCGCCCTGGCGGTGTGCGATGTCGATCCTGCCGAGGCCTACCGAGGCGGCTACACGTCCGAGGCTGGCGCCAAACGCCTGCTGAAGAAGCTGCACGGCTCGTTGGAGGGGGCTTGGGATGCCTGCTTTGCCCGGATTCAGCCGGGCCTGATTCAGCGGGGCGACATTGCCCTATACGACGGCCCCAATGGGCGTGGCGTGGCGGTGTTCTGGGCGGATGAGTTCTGGTCGGTGTCCCCGGACGGTGTCGGGAGGATCGAGTGTGAGCCGTTGACGGTGTGGAGAGTTGAATGAGTTCAGCAGTCAAAAAGGTTGCCCAGGTCGCCATCGGCGCAGCCATCGGCTTTATCCAGGGCGGCCCATGGGGGGCGGTCGCTGGCGCGGCGATGGCGTTCTATGTCGCCTCCCAGCAGGACAAGCTCGACACCGGTTCGCTGCGTTCGGGTGAACCCTCCAGCCAGACCCTGCGCTCGTCCAAGGCCGCTGCCCGGTACGTGCTGGGCCGTGTCAGCACCGGCGGTGTTCTGGCCTGGGGGCAGGAGCAGGCGGGCGACCAAACCGACGGCGAATGGCTGCACATGGTCTATGTGCTGTCGGAGGGGGAGATCGATGCTCTGGAGCAGATCTTCCTGGGCGAGGAAGTCGTCCAGGCCTATGGCGAGCACGCCAGCTACGAGCTGGTCACCAATCCGACCCAGGTGAATGCCTTCCTCAAGGCCAATAGCCCGGATTGGCGCGACACCCAGATCGGCCGTGGGCTGTCCTTCGTGCGGCTCTCGTTCAGGTACAGTGCCGAGAAGTACCCCTCCGGTATCCCGGATGTGCGCTTCGTGCTGCGCGGGCGCCGTGACATCTACGACCCACGGACCCGCGCTACCGGTTACAGCGAAAACACTGCGTTGCATATCCTCTGGTTCCTGCGCAATCGTTGCGGTGTGCCAGATGATGAAATCGTATTTTCCAGCTTCGCCAACAGCGCGAGCGTGTGCGACGAGATGCTGGCCAACGCCGACGGCAGCACCTCGGCGCGGTACCGTTCGGGCTGCGTCATCGGCGCCGACGAGTCGCGCACCCAGGTGATGCAGAAGCTCGAGGCGGCGTGTGGCGGCAAGCTGATCCGCGTTGGCGGCCGTTGGATGCTGCAGGTGGGCGCCTACTACGGCCCATACGACTTCGAGATCACTGAAGACATGGTGGTCGGTACCGTCACCGGTAGCACCGAGCCGACCAACGACTCAGCGATCAACACCGTGCGCGGTACCTTTGTGGACCCTTCGCAGGCCTGGGCCGAGACGGACTATCCCGAGGTCTCGGTCAGCCAGTGGGTGGTGGCCGACGGCGGCGAGGCGGCAGAGACCCTGTCCTTCTCCTACGTCAGCAACCCCTACCAGGCCCAGCGCCTGGCCAACATCGAATTGCGCCGGCGCCGTGCAGGCGGCACTTTGTCGATCCCCATGAACTTCATGGGCTACAACTGCCGGCCAGGCCGCTCGGTGAAGGTCAACTTGCCGTCGCTGAACATCGTCGGCGAATTCGTCGTCACCGATTGGTCGATGAGCCCCGACAGCGGCTGCAACGTGTCGGTGGCGCAGAACGAGCCGGCGATCTTCGATGACGCCGTGGGTCAGCCGTATAACCCGATTGGCTTTATCAGCATGCCCACTGGCGGCCTGGGCAGCCCTACCGGGCTCACCTGGTCGACCGAAGACAATGCTGAGGTAGTGCAGGGAACACTGGCGTGGGTTGCTCCCTACGGCGTTGTTACAGGTTACGCCATCACGGTGCGTCAGGGCACAGCCGCTGTGCAGGCGCAGCAGGTACCGGCCACTACGCTCAAACTGCCGCTGTCTGGTCTGCCGTCCGGCAACTACACCATGAGCGTGGCTGCGCTTGGGCCGCTGACCCGCTCGGGAGAAGCCAGCATCACGGTGAACATTGATGGCCCACCTGTGCCCGAGGCGTGCGTGGTTCAGGCCACCATCGACACCATCACACTGTACCCGAGCAACCCGCTGCACGGCCTGAACGGCGGTACCTACGAGTACTTCTACTCGACTGACCCGCAGGCCACCCAAGGCGAATACCTGGGGCAGGGCCTGACGCTGAACCACACCGGCCTGGCGTTTGCGACCAACTACGCCTACTTCATCCGCTCCAAGAATGCCTACGGCGTCAGCGCCTTCCTGAAGGTGGTGGCCTCCACGTCAACCGACGTGAAGACCATGCTTGATGCTCTCAAGGACAAGATCGAGGGCGGCCAGTTGGCCCCCGTGCTGCGCCAGGAAATTTCGCTGATCTCCGGTCCGCCTACCCAGAGCGGCTCGGTCGCCCAGCGGATTGCTGCTGAAGCGACAGCGCGCGGTCAGCAGATTGCTGCCGAGACCACGGCCCGAGGCCAGGCCATCGCCGCTGAAACGACGGCCCGGAACCAGGCCATTGCCACAGAGGTGGTTGACCGCAACAAGGCGATCGCCGTCGAAACCCAGGCGCGTACCAAGGCGATCAGCGATGAATCTGCTGCCCGCGCTCAGGGCCTGCTTTCGGAGGCCCAGGCTCGCGGTGCGGCGATCACCAGCGAAGCCCAGGCCCGCCAGTCGGCGGACGAGTCGCTGGGCCAGAAGATTGACACCGTCACGGCTTCGACCGGCAACAACGCGGCTGCGATCCAGGCCGAGGCCACTACCCGGGCCAATGCCGACTCGGCGCTGGGTCAGCGTATCGATACCGTGGTGGCCAACACCGCTTCGAACGCTGCGGCGATCAGCAACGAGACCACGGCGCGAACCACTGCCGATGCGGCGATGGCCTCGCAGATCGCGAGCCTGCGCGCCGAGTCTGGTGGCTACGATCCGGCACTGAACTACGGTTTCGCTTCGACCGTCGAGGGCTGGAGTGGCACGCGCTGTACGCTGGCTGTCGAGAACGGTAGGCTGATCGTGACCACCGACGGTACTGGTGCTGCATACCTCAACTCACCGGTTGTTTCGCTCAAAGGCCGTGACCATGACCGCATTCGCTGCCGCATCACCCGGCGCGCGGGTTCGGGCTGGAATGGCCAGGTCACCTACGTTACGGCCAACCACGCTTCGTCTTCGTCGTACCGCAAGTTGATCGCCGACCCGGGGTTGGCGGTCGGCCAGACCCTGGTGCTCGAGTGGGACATGTCGCAGTTGACCAACGGTGGCAGCGACTGGTCGGACAGCACAATCACCAGGTTCTACCTGTGGCTTAGTTCGGCGGCCGGCGATGTGTTCGAAATCGACTGGATTGCCGTCGGCCAGATCGCGCCGTCGGCTTCGGTGGCCTCGGTCGTTGACGAGCGTACTGCGCGGATCAGTGGTGATGAGGCGAACGCCTCGGCCGTCACCGCGCTGGGCAGCAGCCTGACCACCACCAACCAGAACGTCACCGCTGCCCAGCAGGCCGCCCAGGACGCGGCCACGCTGGCGGGTGGAAAGGGCAAGGTGCTGGTGCAGGCAACTGCGCCGACCGTAGCTGACCGCCTGGCACAGAACCTGTGGATCGACACCACCGGCAACGCCAACACCCCGAAACGGTGGAACGGTACTGCCTGGGTGGCTGTGACAGACAAGGTGGCCACGGATGCCGCCGCGGCTGCGCAGTCGGCGCTGTCGCAGCTGGCGGGGAAAGCCGATGCGTCTGCACTGCAGGCGCTCAGCACCACGGTGACGAACCAGGGCAACACACTGTCGAGCCAGGGCAGCAGCATCACCGAGCTCAACAACGGCTTGCAGACCACCAACGGCAACGTTGCCACGGCTCAGCAGGCCGCCCAGGCTGCCGCCAGTTTGGCCGGAAGCAAGGGCAAGGTGCTGTATCAGTCGGCGGCGCCGGCGGTGGCCGACCGGCAGGCTGAGAACCTGTGGATCGATACCACTGGCGCGGCGAATACGCCGAAGCGCTGGAACGGCAGTGCCTGGGTGGCTGTCACCGACAAGGTGGCGACCGATGCTGCGGCAGCGGCTGCCAGCGCACTGGCGCAAGTGGCGAACAAGGCTGACGCTTCCGCGCTGCAAACCTTGGACACGACGGTCAAGAGCCAAGGCACCACCTTGACCAGTCAAGGCGCGGCGCTGACTCAGCTCAAGGCCTCGATCGGGCAGCAGCCCGATAACCTGATCCTTCGGGGCAGTTTCGAGGATGGTCTGGTTGAGCCTTGGACGAACAACCCGGGAATCACCAATGTCTCGGCGCATCCATCGGCAGGAAAGGGGATCTCGTTCTACGACAACAGCTTCTGCGGTCTCGGCTTCAATGTGTTGACGAAGGGGGGCGAACAGTTCGACCTGGCTGCCGACATTTGGCCGAACTACATGACGGCGGGGCAGACCACCCGCCTGCAGATGCAGTTCTACGACAAGGCCAACACCAACCTGGGCTACTTCACTGCCTTTACGGTGCCGGCCGGGACGACTGGCTTCAAGACGAACAGCGGCCGCATCACAGCGCCGGAGGGAGCAGTCTCCGCCAGGTTCGTGACCCGGACTGAGCCGGCAGACGGCACTGGGCGGTCGCTGTGGTGCAACATCCTGGCGCGCCGGGTGACAGCAGCTGACGCGGCCAATGCTGATGCGGTGAGCAACCTCACCAGCGCGGTCACCCAGCAGGGCACCACGCTGACCAGCCATGGCCAAGCCCTGACCCAACTGAACAACGACCTGCAGAGCGTGGCGCAGGGAAAGGCAGATGCTTCGGCACTGCAGACCCTGAGCAATACGGTCACCAGTCAGGGCAACACCCTGAGCAGCCAGGGCGCAAGCATCACCCAGCTGAACAGCGGTCTGCAGACCACCAACGGCAACGTGACGACGGCGCAGCAGGCTGCCCAGGCCGCGTCGGACAAGGCTGGTGCCAAGGGTGAGGTCATTTACGGCACCGCAGCACCGGCCACGGACAAGCGCCTGGCGCAGAACCTTTGGATCGATACCACAGGAGGGGCGAATACACCTAAACGCTGGACGGGATCAGCCTGGGTAGCCGTTACGGACAAGGCGGCAACGGACGCAGCCGCCGCAGCAGCCAGCGCCTTGGCGCAGGTAGCCACCAAGGCGGAGTCCGCTGCGCTGCAGACGTTGAGCAACACCGTGACCAGTCAGGGCAATACGCTGACCAGCCAGGGAAATGCACTCACCGGGCTGCAGGCTTCGGTCGGCGCCCTGGCCGGCAACGGGGCCAACCTGCTGAGCGATGAATACAGCTGGCTGACCTCGACCATGCTGCCTGCGTTGAACTCGTCCGCGAGCGTGACGCGGGTGGGCGTTGCCGTTCCAGAGGCTGACTCGGGCTTCGGCTTGCAGGTGGGCGGTTTTACGACGGCAGGGCACTACCTGATGCTCAGCCCTACCAACAACGCGGCCGGGTACAACGTGCGGATCGAACCGGGGGTATACCTGGTTTCGCTGTACATTCGCGGTAGTGCAGCGGGCAGTATGCGGGCACGGCTCTTTGATGGCACCGGTCCTAGTTCGGCCAACGTACCGTACACCACGACCAGGACAAGGATCACCCTGCCGATCACGGTCACTGACAGCACGCGCGCCGCTATCACGCTCTACCTGAACCAGACCGTTGTCGCCGACCTGAGCTTGGTGATCGACTCGGTGATGATCGAGAAGCGGATCGGGGAGAGCAACACCCCGTCGCCGTTTGTGGCCGGGCCGTCGGCGCGTGCAGCTGGCGCTCTGGCGGCGGCTAACCAGGCGCTCGACGTCCGGGTGACGCAGACCGAGGCCGGGTTGTCATCGACCAGTGCAGCCGTAACGAGCCTGGGCAACAGCCTGCAAACCACCAACGGCAACGTCACCACCGCCCAGCAGGCGGCACAGGCGGCAGCTGACTTGGCGGGCAGCAAGGGCAAGGTGCTGTACCAGACCGCCACGCCGGCCGCCGCTGACCGGCAAGCGGAGAACTTGTGGATCGACACTACCGGCGCGGCCAACACCCCGAAACGATGGAACGGTTCGGCCTGGGTGGCAGTGACCGACAAGGTGGCCACCGACGCGGCGGCGGCTGCGCAGTCGGCGCTGACGCAGCTGGCTTCCAAAGCGGATGCGTCAGCGCTGCAGACCCTGCAGTCGACAGTCACTAACCAGGGCAACACGATCACCAGCCAGGGCACCTCGCTGACCCAGTTGAAGGCTTCGCTGAGCCAGCAGCCGGACAACCTGGTGCTGCGCGGAACGTTCGAAGATGGCCAGGTTGATCCATGGACGGGGAATCCGGGGATCGCTGGATTGACGGCGCACCCATCTGCCGGCAAGGCGATCGCCTTCTATGCCAACAGCTTCTGCGGCACGGGACGGTTCATTGTCTCGGGTGGTGAGCAGTTCGACCTGTCGGCGGATGTGTACCGCGCGTACATGACGGCAGGGCAAACCGGCAACTTCCAGCTGCAGTTCTTCGACAAGACGGACACCAGCCTGGGTTACTTCAACGCCTTCACCTTTTCGGCGGGCGGTGGCTTTCAGACGTTCTCCGGGCGGATTACTGCGCCGGCGGCGGCAGTGTCGGCACGCTTCGTCACGCGGATACAGCCGGCAGACGGCACCGGGCGGTCGCTGTGGTGCAACATCGTGGCGCGCCGGGTAACCGCTGCGGATGCGGCGAACGGCGAAGCGATCAGCACCCTGGGCACCACGGTTTCGCAGCAAGGTGCGACGCTTACCAGCCAAGGGCAATCGCTGCTGAGCCTGACCAACCGCATGACCGATGCCGAGGGCGTGAACAGTGCCCAGGCAACGGCCATCAGCCAGATAGACACCACGGTGAAGCAGCAGGGCACCGCGATCACCGCGCAGGCCAGCCGCCTGGATGGACTGTATGTCCAGGTGAACCCGGAAATGGAGGGTGACAGCACCGGCCTGGCCGGCGCTACGGGTGGGTTGGTGGGTGTCTGGACCGAGCAGTCGGCCAGGATCGAGGACGGCATTGCCATCGGACGGCAGGTCGAAACGGTCCAGGCGCAGATCGGGGAGACGAATGCGTCGGTGCAGCAGGTCAACGAGGTCGTAGCCGGTGTCGATGGCCGAGTGTCGGCTCTTTCATCCTGGAAGACCGAGACGAACAGCAAAGGCAAGAAGGTAGCCACGGGCATCGTCCAAGGAAGTGATGGGACTATTGGCGAGATTCTGTTGTCGGCGGACCGTGTGGCGATTATCAACGGGTTGGAGGGCCCGGAGGCAAGCCTGTTCGTCTTCCAGAATGGTCAGCTGTTCCTGAACTCAGCATTGATCAACCAAGCGTTCATCCAGAGCCTGGTCGTGGGCATGACACTTCGATCTCAGGCCGTTAACGCCCAAGGTCTACCACTGATCGAAATCAACCTGGCTTCAGGATCGTTCACTGTGCGCGGCCAGGATGCCAACGGCTCGACGCTGCTCAACAACGGCGGGTTGTATGTATACGATGCTAATGGGATCCAGCGTACTGCTATTGGCCGCCTTGGCTGAATTACGCGGCGTCCTGTTAGGGATGCCGCTACTTTTCAGAGGTGCACATGGCGATATATGGCGTAGATATACGCAACGCGAATAACGTTCAGACGTTGGGGATGCAGGATTTCACAATCTCTAGAATCGGTTCCATGGAGATTCCCGCATCAGGGAATCTTTATGGCTCCGGTACTCGAACGGACTACATCACTTGGACCATTCCTGGATATGATCCGGTTAATTGCTTTGTTTTGATTACCCCAAAAGTCTACCTTCCAGATCCGCAGAACGGGCGGCCGGCTCCCATGCTGCCAACTTATCGCAACCTCGGAGGGGACTCCATTGCGATCTACACCTACGTCAACCGGCGCAGACCTACAGGGGTAGGAGGTAACTATCAAGATGAGTGGGTGTGTAACTCGGTTGGTTGCATTCTTGAGGCGATAAGATCAACAAATGGATGAATACGGTTTTAGAGCTATCAATGATTTTGGGTCAGTAACGATATCCAGTACTTACAAAGTTCTAGTTTTTTCTGAGCGTGGGACCTATCAGGTGACCTCGCAGTACACGGATCGCGGTGGCGAGGGCTCAGTCTCGTTCCTCAAGCCGATCAAGACAATCGAGGCTCCGCAAGTTTTCGTCAGAGTGGCTGCGGCATCGCACGCGAACCTTGGCGTTTATATAAGCATGGTCGGTTCCCCAGGGAACTGGACCGGCTTCAGAACATTCTCAGCTGCCCCTGGAAACTCTCCCTTACAAAATTTCACGCTTGAATATGTCGCCTGCAAATTCGCCGATAGTGTGCAGGCTGCCGGTTACGGCATGAATATTCGCGATGCGAATGGAGTGCCTGTATTCTCAGCGCAGGATAAGGTTGTTCGGTATTCAAAGTTTGCGACCAGTTGGACAATGGTGACGAACGCCGATGACTACAGGGTCTTTATTCCGAACGTCAGTGTCGAGTCGGATGACTTTATTTGCGTGTCTGCATTCGATCGGGGTCTTAATTGGGCGACTGGCAATAGCCAATTTTCTTCATTCAATATTTGGTTAAATTGGGCGCCAAACCTTAATACCTATGTGCAGCGAATTACGTCGGGTGGTTATTGGTATTGGCAGGGTACTAATGACACGAACTTTACTGTTCCAGTCTGTAAATTCCCATCCGACCGCTACACGAATTAGGAGGTCTCTGTGACAAAACAAGTAATCAACCTCGGCGCGGCGCCAAATGGTGTTGGCGGGGATGACCGCCGCAGCGCTTGGCTGAAGGCGATTGCAAACTTTGATGAACTGTACGGATTCATCGCAACTGCCTTCAATAGAGCTAATATTCTAGGCGCTGTTAGCCAGGCTGCGGGAGTACCGACAGGGGCAGTCATTCAACGTGGTAGCAATGCTAATGGTGAATATGTTAGATACGCGGATGGAACACAAATTTGTTGGGCAGTGTCTAAATCAAGTTTGTCAGCTGGTGCGGGTGGGTATGCCGACGTGTCGTTCACTTTGCCGGTAGCATTTGCTTCGCCCGTCTATGCGGCAACTTGTCAGGCTACTCCTTTGAATCATTGGGATTATTACGGATGCCTTGGGGTTTGGGCGCAAACCGCAACAGGCATTACGTTCCGTATTCGTAATGGTCCGGCGGGAGCCCAGTCATTTTCCTGCAGCATGCTTGCAATCGGTCGGTGGTACTAATGATTATAAAACTTAGCCCAATCATTCCTTTGCTCCCGCAGTCTCTTACTGTGTACAAACAGGGGGATAGTTTAACTATCAACGGTTTAACCCTCGATTTTTCCCAGTTGCCCGACGGCGGCACCCTCCCTGGTGAGGCTAGTCGCTGTCCGTGGATTATCGAAACAGTTGAGCGCGTGCAAGGTCAGCTGGTGATCGTTTTGCTGTTGCCAATTCCGATCGAAGCTTCGCAAGAGGCATGCTTCCCCTGCGACATTATCTCGCCACCTGATGGATTGGTCGCGCTACCGACTCCTGACGCTGAACAGCCTGCGCCAGCCCAAGGCTATGCCGCTATCGATTGGAGTCAGGTAGTGACTGCCGAGGACAAGGCTCGGGCTGCTAGTGAGCAAAGGCGGGCTTCCGTTATCGTTGAAATCGCCCACCAGCGAACGCTGGCGGATACGGCGATTGCACCGCTGCAGGATGCGGTTGACCTAGAGGACGCCACTGCCGAGGAGGTCAACGCGTTGAAAGCCTGGAAGCGCTACCGCGTTGCGCTCAATCGCTTGCCTGAGCAACCTGGTTTCCCCGATTCAATGAGCTGGCCGGACCTGCCAGCCTGATTAACCGCTCGATTCCAACCTAACCGCCGCCTGGCGGTATTTTATTGCCTGGAGAAAACTCATGCCATACATCGCTATCAACCTCAGCAACGCCTACGCCGCTGAGAACAACACTCGCTTCGCCACCCCGGAGGAAGCGGATGCCCGCGCTCGCACGATCCTGAACCAGTTCCCAGCCGCGCAGGTGTTTACTGCCCAAGTGCTGAAGGAGTACAGCGCTAAGGTCTCGATCACCGCGAAGGAGCCGGCGGATCCCGTGGCCGAGCCGTCGCCTGAAGAGCCCGCCGCTTAATCCGCTGCAATCATCCCAAGCCCGCCCAGTGCGGGCTTTTTTATGCCTGGAGAAAAGCTATGGCAACCCCACGCGGTGTACGCAACAACAACCCCGGCAACATCGATTTCAACCCACGGAACGCCTGGCAGGGCCAACTGGGCATTGAGGTGAATGTGGCCAAGCCGCGATTCGCCCGGTTCGACCAGGCCGAGAACGGCATCAGGGCGCTGGGCAAGCTGCTGCTGAACTACCGGGGCAAGGACGGTATGCCTGGCGTCGGCCGGCCCGGCATCGACACCCCGCTGGAATTCATCAGCCGCTGGGCGCCCTCCAGTGAGAACAACACCTTGGCCTACGCCCAGGCCATTGCGAAGCGTCTCGGTGTAGGCGTCCGCGACTCTATCGACATCTCCAAGCCGCAGGTGCTGCGTGAGACGGTGGTGGGGATCATCGTGCACGAGAACGGCGGCAACCCCTATAAGCCCGAGGTGATTGATGAAGGCATTCGGCGGGCACTGGCATGAAGGGCTGGGCCATATTGGCTGTTGCTGTGCTGCTGGCGTCCCATTGGGGGGCCTATCAGCACGGACGATCTGTGGAGCGCGCCGAAGCTGGCCAGGCATCAGCGCAACAGGATAGCGGTGACAGATTGGCCGAAGTGATCGGCGAGCGCGGTGCCCGGCAGGAAGAACAACGACGCGCTCAGGCGCAGGAGGAAGCGAGGACCTATGCCCAGGAAGAAAGAACGATTGCTGATGCTGGCGCTGCTGGCGCCGATGCTGCTGGCCAGCGGCTGCGCAGCGACGCCACCCAATTCGCTGCCGCCGTCAGTTGCCCCGGCACGGATACCGCCGCTATCGCCCAAGGCCAGGCAGCCACCCGCGCCGCCATGGTGCTCTCCGACCTGCTCGCACGGGCTGACGAACGAGCGGGAGAGCTGGCGACAGCGCTTGACCGAGCCAGGATTGCCGGCCAGCAGTGCGAGCGTGAGTACGACGCCCTTGTCGCAAAGCGGGGGGCAGTAAGCGCCCGGGAATAAATTCGAAGGCTTCATGCAAAGAGAGCGGCCACCGGGGATGCGTCAACATCCCTGCTGACCGCCGAACCCGCAGACCATACCTGCAAGCCCAGCCAAGGCTCCCGCTCTGTGCACAAAGCACGGCGAGCCTAGCACCTGTTTATCCATACAGTAAAGGTTTGCAAATTGACTAACCCAATCATCCCCTGGATGGGCGGCAAGCGCCGCCTGGCCGATCGCCTAATTCCGCTTTTCCCAGCCCATGAGTGCTATGTCGAGGTCTTCGCCGGTGGCGCTGCCCTCTACTTCATGCGGCCTCAACCCGCCCCAGTAGAAGTCTTGAATGATCTCAACGGCGATTTGGTCAACCTGTACCGGGTGGTGCAGAACCACTTGGAGGAGTTTGTCCGGCAGTTCAAATGGGCACTGTCGTCCCGGCAGATCTTCGAGTGGCAAAAGATGGCGAGACCGGAGACGCTGACCGATATCCAGCGCGCCGCCCGGTTCTTCTACCTGCAGCAGCACGCCTTCGGCGGCAAGGTCACTGGGCAAACGTTCGGTACCGCCACCACCGGACCTGCCATCAACCTGCTGCGCATCGAAGAAAATCTGTCCGCCGCCTGGCAGCGGTTGGCCGGCACCTACGTCGAGAACCTTTCTTGGCTCGACTGCGCCCAGCGCTACGATCGAGCGCACACTTTCTTCTACATGGACCCGCCTTACTGGCAGACCGCAGGCTACGGGGTCGATTTCCCGTTCGAGCAATATGAGCGCATGGCCGAATTCATGCGCACCTGCAAAGGCAAGGTGATGGTGAGCATCAATGACCATCCCGACATCCGAGCGGCCTTTGACGGGTTCCACTTCGAGCAGCTGGATATTCGGTACACCACCACGAACCAGCGGCATTGCCAGGCCGATGTGAGCGGTGAGCTGGTGATACTGAACTGGACGCCCGCAGCGCTGGGGCAGCTGTTCTGAAACAACTGCGGCTCGAAAACCGTCCTTGCTTCAGCCAATTGATTCGCCTTGTCCTATTATTCCCCGGTCAAACAATCGGAGTGGGGCAGTGGACAAGCGTTCTTTCATTGGTATGGTTGAGGCAGGCGAGCCGCTGATTCAGCAGGCTATCGACGCCATGCGCGAATACCACCAAGCCCAGGACCGTGGCGGGCCGCCTGAAGAGGTCGAGCGTCTACGCCTATTGGCGGATTCGCTATACCAAGCGGTTATCGATTACCAGTTAATCCAAGCAGGGCGGGCATCGTCTACCATTCAGTGAGGGCCTTCTCAGGATGGAGCACCGATGAAGTGTAAGCCGCCGATTTTTTACCCTGACCATCCCATGTACACCAACGCCGTGGACGCCATGAAGCGTTATCACGAAGCCCAGGGTGCTGGCAGGCCAGCCGATGAAGTTGAGCGGTTGCGCCTGATTGCGGAGTCGCAATTCCAGGCGGTCACCGACTACCAGCTCAAAGCGTTAGGCGGTCCTGCTGGCCCGGTTCACTAATTGGCTTGATTAGTTCGGCGCCTTGATTACGCACATTGCCAACGGCCGTGCTAACTCGGTACCACTCGAAGGCCTCGGCCGGCTCGCCTAGGTTGAGCGCCATTTGCTCCGCCTGCTCCTTGGGCGTGCCTGGCGCCATCCATTCCCGGGCCAGTTCAGGCGAGAGCACCACCGGCCGGCGGTCGTGAACATCGACCATGCCACCCTGGGCGTCGGCGGTTATGATCACAAACCCGCCGTGCTCGCTGCCGGTGAACTGGCCGATGCTGGCGCATAGGGTAGGGCGCCCGTCTCGGCGCCGGATGTAGTAGGGCTGCTTTTTCGGCCCACCCTCATCTACCCATTCGTACCAGCCGTCGATGGGTGTAATAGCCCGGTACGGCCAGATCGCTCGGAAGAATGGGCCGTGCGCCACCTTTTCGACCCTGGCGTTGATCGGAGCAGCACGGTCGGTCGCCCAATGCGGCCGCCACCCCCACCTCACCAGGTCAGCGCGCGGGCCTGCGTCATCTACCCTCAGCACTGCCACCGGAGTGGTCGGCGCGACGTTGTACCCGCCAAGAGGCTCGTCGCCGACGTTGTTCTTCCAGGCCTCTGGCAGGCTCAGGGTTTCAACGAAGTCGTGTATGCCTCGGTACTGACTCAACCTTCCACACATACGCGTCCTCCTGCATGAGCAAACAAGCATAGTCCGCCGAGCGGTACTGGCGCGGTTGCTTTTCCTGATGTTGAAATACTGTATCCATATACAGTATCTGGTGCAGTATGTACTTCCTCCTCGTTCGCCGCCGCGTGAATGGCGTGGCCATCCCGTCCGATCAGCTCAGGAGGATGCAGCCCCTGAAGGCCGACATCCACATTGGTGACCACCACAGCGAGCCTTTGGGCCGGGTATCGACCCAGGCCTGGGTGTTCAGCCCTGCGCCGGGGCCCG